TTTAGTTGTCTTTTTTGGTGCTTCTCCACCTTCCCATGCTTCATTAACATTAGGAGTTGATGGGTCATCAGCTTTTAATTGACCTTTTGTGTTTCTTGCTCTTTTTGGTTTAACTTCAGCTTCAACTTCAACAGTTTCTTCTACTGCATCAACTTTAACTTCTAAAGCCCATCCATTTTCTACAAATGTTCCCATAATTTCTTCTTGCCATTTGCCTTTAGAGATCACAATGTCATCTGCTTTGTGTAAAACCATATCTGCAGAGTTTTCTTCTGCTATAGCAGGTTTTGGAACTAATATTTTATATTTTCTTGCCATTATTATTACCTTTAAAAAAAAGGGGGTTATTACACCCCCTAAAGATTGCTCAATTAAGCGTTATGAATCACGTTTGAGACAGGTGCTGATCTTGGTCTGCTTTTAACAACCAATCCACTAATAGGTGTTCCATTAGTGTGAGTGCCTGTTTTAGCAAGAACAAGTCTTACATATCTCTTTCCGCCAACATAACCAACTTGCCATTGACCACCTGCGGTATCAGGGTCTCCACCTGTGCTACCATCAAGTTTTAGCCAAATACCACCTGCAGCAATTGTTCCATTAACGATATCTGCTTGTACACAATCTGTATAAGTAGAATCGTCATCTGAATGCTCTAGTGATACTTCAAAGTAAACAGAACCTGAAAGTACATCACCTTCTGCTCCTACGCTTACTACAGCAGTTGCTTCTTCAAAACCTTGTAAATCAATACCTGTGCCATTAGCTGCGGCAGTCTTTACTCCGTTTATAATTGAGTTACCTAGTTCAATATTATTTGATAAATCTTGCATTAGTTACTCCTTGCTTACGCTGTTACTTTAAGTTTTGTTATAGCTTCAGGTAGAACCACTTGACCACCAACTCTTCTTCTAGCAATGTATCTTACATTTCCAGTAGTAGCTTGTGTGAATGGGTCTCTTAAAACCGCTAATGATACTCTATCAACAATCATATATGCTCTTCTGAAGTCACCATAAGCAACTGGGAAAGCATTTTGTGCGATAGATGCCATGTCTGTAGCTTCCACATAAGGCTGTCCAAGAATAGTGTTAGTAACACCACCTTGTAAAGACATACCTGCTTGGAATACATACTGACCTGCAGTATCTTTAAGTTTTCTTATAGCCGCTAAAGTGCTTCTGTTAAATACAAAAGTACCATTTCTGCCATAGTCTGACTTAATGTTATGAACCAAAGTAATAAGGTTATCAGCAGTGATTGCTGTGTTAGAACCTGAATCTATAGAACTAACAGAACCGTTAGTCATAAATCCTTCAGGTTTTCCAACAGCGTTACCACTTACGAAAGCCGCACCTTCAGCTTTTGCAAATTGCTCTGCAAACTCTGACTGCATTTCAGCTTCTAAGTCAAATACTGAATCTTCTAAGTCTTGCTCAGAAATATCTACTAGAGCATATTGCTCATGAGCAGGTAATTCTTCTAGACCTACGTTATATCCAGTTGTTTCACTTCTAGTTCCACTTTCTGCTACCCATTGTGCTGCAAATGTACCAGTTCTTTTAGGAACTTGGATACTTCTAGCACCTGTGCTTCTGATTCTTGCAATACTTCTGATTGGGGATATTTCAGTAACATCTTTAATCAGTTCTCTTACATATTCAGGTGGTGCTAAATAACCACCAGTTGAATCATTACTTACAGTTAATGCTTTCTTCTCTACTGGGTCAAGACCTTCCAGTCCTTTTCTACAGTAAGTGTCAAATGCATCCATATATTCATCTACTTGCTTAGATTCAAAACCTGAATTTGGTCGCGTAACGATTGTTTCAAGTTTCTCAATTTGGCTTTTGATGTTATCAGCGTTAAGTTCAGCAGTTGTTAGTTTTTGATTAATGTCTTCATAAGAATCCATTTTAGCTTCCATCTTAGCTATTTTCTCGTCTACATTTGCTGTACTTTCGCCTTTTTCTATCATTTCCAGTCTTTGATCATTAACTTTTTTAAATTCTTCAAAAGTTTGACCTAAGTCTGAAATAGCATTTTTTATATCTTCCGACATAATAATCTCCTATTAAGATTTTAAGGTTAAAGTTAAGTTCTTTATGGCATCTACCAAGTCTGCATTTGTATCAGCATCACGCTGATCAAAACACTCATCAAGTGCTTTTGCACACATTTTTGCTTCTGAACGAGAAAGCTGAAAAGCGTCACGCAGTCCTTTCTCCCATTCTCTAATAGAAATATCTTCACCTTTTACTGAACGAACAGTTGCCTGAGGGTTCATAGGAAAGGTTACTAACGACACTTCCATCAAATCTACTTCTTTGATAATACGTTTATTACCACGTTTATCGTATGAAACTTCTTTTGGGTTTACTCTAAAGCCTATTGAAAGACCATCTAAAGCACCCATTTTTAATAATTCGTAGGCTTCTGCACCTGCTTGTGTTTTAAGAGCTAATCTGCCCTTGACAACTAAACCATGTGCATCTTCTTTTATCTCATCAAATACACCTATAGGCATATCAGACTTGTGTTGATATAAAAGCTTAACATTTTGTGGTTTTCTTCTTTTTAAAGATTTAGCAAACGCACCTGCTTCTATAACATCATTGCCTAAGTCTTTATTACCAAATACAGAACCATATCCTTCAAATGTTCCGTAGTCTTTATCTTCTTCATCATCATGATAAGCTTTAATATTAGATTTTATTTCTAAAAATGATTTCATATCAGAAATATTATCTTTTACATTTTCACCTATTAAATCTCTATATTCTTCATGTGTTTTACATGGCATAAATATAGTTTTACCATTTTCATCATGTGTATGTATTCCAGAACAACCTATTTCTTTTGCTCTAGCTTGTGCTTCTCCTGGATTATCAAAAACATCTTTTCTTATTTCTGCTTTTTCATTGTCAATAGAATCTTCTTTATTTGAATTGTACTCACTAGTACAAACAGCTAATCTTTGATCAGAATTATTATATTCATTAGTCATAGTATTATCTCCCATGCATCTATTAATAAATTCTTGCCTTGATTCATATTTATTTGGTTTTGGAATAGGCATATTACTTTATATAGTAGCTTATTGATAAGTTAAGCACAATATATAGGTATATATAATTAATTAATTCATATCTCTTTCATCAGCGTAAATAATCACACATCTACAGTTAATAACATTTGATGCACCACCTTTAGGGTCTCCTGCATATTCCATAGGTACACCACCAACCATAAAGTCTTCATTCATATCTACAATTTGACCATTAGCTAATACATGTGCTGATCTAGTCCTTTTATCGTTAGTAGACACCCACTTCTTCATCATCTTTGTACCCAAGTCTTGTTCAACTTTACTAAAATATTTATTACTAGCATAACTTGCGGCATTATGGGTTTCTGTTCTAGCAATAAGTGCGGCTCTTGATCTACTTATGCCTAGAAACTTATCTGATACCAATTTTGTGATTTGTGCTAAAGTCAAATCATCTGCTCTACCTTGTTCTATCACAGCACTAATACTATAAGATAATCTAGCACTTATACCTGCTAAGATTATTTGTCTTGTATTAAAATATTCTTCTACTAAGTTTTCAAAGTCTACTGATCTACCAAAAACAAAAGCTTCATCTTGTTTTTTATCAATATTAGACTTTTTTTCATTATATTCAAACATAACTTTAAAAACACGCCTGTAATGACCTAGTGTTAATGGGTATAAATCTTCATCCAGTGATTGATTGGCTATTTGTGGTTCATATATGCCATATTGTTGATAAAGATACATCTGTACGTTTAAAAACTTACGAAATAAGGTATTAAGGGTTTTATAAAACCTTTTTTCTAAATTATTTCTTAAAACTAGCTGTTTTCTTACTTCTGCTCGTACATTTATTCTACCTTGTCTAAAGGTATTGAACTTTTTACGTTCTAACTTCATGTTTTGCTAGATAGTGGGTGTCCTTTAGGAAATAAGTCTGTATCGTGTCTTCCACCTCTAAACTTACCTGTAGATAATGCTCTTAGAAAACTATTTACCCTTGCATAAGCCCATTGATCAGGAGAACTAACACTTGGTCTAACAGAACTAGGGTTTGTTCTATAAGCACCTACACCACGTCTAAATACAGCTTCTAGCATTCTTAAAGTAGCCCTTTTAGTCTTAGTGTTACCATGCTTTTCATTATGATCTGTAACTTTACCTTCTAAGGCTTCTTTTACCTTACCTGATAAAGCCTTTTCATCTTCTTTACTTTCTATATGTTCTTGTAATGCAAACTCTTTATCTTCTTCTGTAATTATTTGTTGACGCTTCCTTTTAGCCCAAGCAAAGCCTGAATCCCCACCCCAAAGCAACCATGCAATCTTTCCTGCACTTGGATATCCCTCTTCACCTTGTCTAAAACCTTCTGCTTGTTTATCTACTTCATGCCTTTTAAAAAAGCTATACATTCTTTTAACAGTAGATATAGATAGTCTTTCTTTAGCTACTAGTTGATTTGCACGAGCAACACCTACTAAAGTGCCACCCCTTTTAAACTTTTTTCTAAGTTCAAGCCCTCTCTTAGCTTCTTCTGCCATTTCATTGGTAGGAACTGTATTTATATCTGCTAATGCTTTTTCTTCTTGTAAAAGAAAGTCTATCTCTTTATCAACCTCATCATCATCATCATAATCTTCTAAATCTTCTTCGTTTACGGGATTCTCGGGTTTAGGAACATCACTATCTGAAATTGGGAATAG